GGACGCCCTTCATTTCTCCAATCTTCAATGTTCTTGTCGTACCAGAAGTACTCATCAGCAACAGTCGAATCTGTTTGTTTAGCCGCTCCTTGTGTTATGAGTGCCATAGCGTCATAAACTTTCTGATCAGTTGGTTCTATATTCTGTGATGTCAAGAATGCGGCGGCATCACGGTAGAGCATCGTCAACGAATTGTAATGACCGCTTGAACCAGTGGTATAAAAGCCCTGATTCATCTTGCCTAGAAGTTGTTCTAAGCTATTAGCCGGCATCGTATCCCACGGGACTGGACCAGTCTTCGGTGTTGCAAACTCCTTGACAACATAGTTTATAGACTCTGCCCACGGAGCAAAACCACCGGCAGTTGGGGAATCGAAGAAGCCAGTGTATATACGACCTAACTGGTTTTGAGCATCTATGGTCCCCTCACCCTTAGCAACGATATTCTTGGCTAATTGCAAAGCCGCAGCGTTTCTTTTCGCAGGGTCTTTAATCGTATAAAGAATTGAATTTGATATGATATCGCCTTTATTGATTGACTCGATGATAGCGATATCAGGGTCTACCGTAGGAGCAATAACAGCAGCGGGCGCGGGCGCAGCCGTGGTCGTAACCGCAGGCGTAACCGTACCCATAGCTTCAAGATCAGCCAAGAAAGAATTTGTAGACGGGACGTTTTGTGTTCCAACGGGCATTGATGCTGGTTGGTTTGTTTGAGCCCTGTTCAAAGCGGCCAAGAAGGCGTTGGTGGTAGCCGATGTACCAAGATCGCCATAGCCTTTGGCTATATTTGCCGAGGATATGACATTAGGGGAGATATAACCAATATCAGTTAAACCTTCTAAACCGATACCCTCTGAGATCGCATCATAACCAGGGCTTGTTTCTACAAGACCAGATTGCCGTAAAATATTTTGCCCCTGTACCCAGCTATAAAGCCCTTTTGCGATATCAGATTCTACTTCTGCTTTTAAACTAATAAGGTCCCTTGTTGTCATCTTATGCTCCTCCTGCGCCGAACAGGCCGGCGTTAGCTAATCTTTCTTCAGTCGTGCCTTGGCTTCCTGGCCGTGGCGTTCCAGGTGGGACGTTAGGACCCGCCTGGGGAAACGGGGAAGGAGGTGGGTTACCCATCCCCCCTGGCGGGAACAATCGTGGATCGATAGGCGGCGCCGTCTGCCCGTTGGTGTGCGCAACGGGATTAGGCGCCACAGGTTCCATCGGCCTACCACCCTGCTGTTGTTTCTGCTGGATGATGTTCAGGAGTTCTCCGTAGTACATCATCGCCAGGTTCGATCTTCCCGTGTTCTCTAGGGATGACATCAGGTTGTAAAGCTGCGCTTCTGGCAGCATCCTCTCGGCCATCTGCTCGTTGATCCGGTCTTGTACCGCGCCTGTGTCTTGAATCTCAAGTATATTTTCTAGGATCATCCGGTCTGGCAGGAGCGGCACCTGGCCGTCCCTTGCCATCTGGGCCATCTGAATCTTGGACATCTCGTCTTGCGGTACGTCTGGTATCACCTCGACCTCAAACGGTGGCAGTCCGATCATGGACTCTGGGGTGATGATCTGGGAGAAATAACTCTTGGAGTCATACCCCGCTAGCTCCATCACCTCGTACTGGTTAGTGATGTAGTGGTCTACCAGTAGGTCTAGCACCTGGGCGTAGGCGTTCTGGAACGACACCAGCAGGGGCTGGAGGATACCGAAGACCGATTGTCTAAGGGTATTCATGGCGTAACCGCTCAGACTAAAGGGTGTCTCACCGTACAAGATGTGGGGCAGTGCGCCCCGTTGGTTCTCCCCGGTGACTAGAGCCAGTAGATTTGCCGCGTCCTTGGTCATCTCGGGCAAGGGAAGTAGGTCTAACCTGTCCCCGTCGGCCAGTGGGACTTCTGATCCCTCGACAAACGGGTTCTCATCTAGGGTCTTTGACCCGTCCCTGCTGGTCAGGGTGTAGCCACCTTGTCTGGTACGGCTGACCAGTTCTAGGTAGACCGACATAAGTTCGTTGGTATTCTCAAAGACTTCTCGGTTTGACTGGAATATGGACTCACCGTAGTCGGTGAACCCGTCGGCAGATGACCATTGGCGGTCAGCTGCGGTGTAAGACTGAACCATCGGAGTTGGGCCAACGGCGCCCAAGAACACCGGCACTCTGCTTAGACCGTGCTTTGACGGCTTCTTCAGCATCATGTTCCGGGTGCAGACGGCGTTTACCTCTTCATCGTAGTAGTCATATATCTCTATCATCTCTGCCGAATCGAATGAGTGGTCGGAGAGATCGACGTTGTACTGGTCTTCTAGCTCTGATCTGGTGCGTCTGACCTTGTAGCAGGCCCATTCTAGCCCTTCGCTGCCAACGGCCCAGTAAACGTGCCTTGGGTCCCACGGTGTGATGTCCGCGTAGGTGGAGCCGTCCTTCCTTTTGTTCAGCACGGCCCTGCCGGCGTACCAGCCACGCATGGGTATGTACCAGGACAGTTGGTCTTGTAGTTTCTGTGCCAGGATACGGAGCAGTCGCTCGTCGTTGGACTTCAATATCCCGTAGGCGAACTTCTCTTTGTTGTCGTTACGCTCCCGATCGTCCCTGAAGCTCTCATCGTGGGGTACACGTATGTTCAGCTTGCTTGAGGCAAGGATAGACATGACCTTCAGGGCGAAAGTCCTTGGTTGGTTGCTGGTATAGGCTTTGAAATCGTCGCCGGCATCGTATTTCTCTAGCCGCCAGAGTTCATAATCCCTATCCATGCGGTCACGTAGTGACCTGGTAGCCAGATCGTTGGCTTCAACGGCCTTGGCTATCTCATCTGGTGTGCAAGTTAGCATCTAGTTCCACCTTTTTACCTTGATAACCCGCCTGTCCTGGCTTTGTACGAACCCATACCTGTCCACCAGGCCGTATATAGTTGCCTTAATAGCGTGATTGTTCCTATCATCGGGCTCATCGCCCACGATCATGCCGTCCCGGTCCATCTTCCACCGGTATGCCCGTGTTTGGCCGTCCAGTGGGCTGGGAGCGGCCCCAAATTCGCTTAATATCCCGTAGCAATTGGGGTGTATGACCAATTTGGGTACGTTGATCAGCGGGTCTACCTTCAAAAAGGACTTCATCCGCTCGATACCCTCGTTTATCTTAACCCGTCTGGAGTTCAGGTATATCCCGCCCTCGCTAGCCCAGACTTCTACGGGTGCAGCCATCGCCTGGTGCTGGGTTCCAGCGATATCTATGGCTCCACCACGGACATCCTTCCACCACGGCCTGGTTTGGCAGACTTCGATCATCTGTGAGGTGATCAGGCCCGTCTCATATATCTCATCGAATATCTGAACCACCCCGTTGATCTCTTGGGTGGCCACAATGGCGTAGGCGCCGGCATATCCAGGGTCCATCCAGATATATACGGGCTCATCAGGGACGTAATCGACCTCTTTTACGTGGATATCCGCCCTAAATTCAGGGAAAACCAGCCCTCTTGGGGGCATCGGAATACCCTCGATACGCTCCATATAGAAGTCATCGGAGGATAAATCCTTTAATCTCAGTATCTCCGGGTCATCTTTACCCCCTGGATACAGGTGGGTATTGGTGTAAGAGGGAAGTGAGAAGGCGATCTCGTCCCCTACACCGTGCGCCCATGCTTGTCTGAGTTGCGGATACCAACCCAATGACCCTTCCATCGTCCCTGTAAGAAGCATCCACGCCTTTCTAGGGGCGCACCTACTCCGTAGACGGTAGAAAGTCTCTAGGTCTAACTGACTAGCCTCACAACCAATGATGCCGTTGGGGGCTTTCATGGCTAAAGTCCGGGGATCACGGGCACTCTTAGTCTCTATCCTTGTCCCGTCCGCCAGTAATATGTGGCCTGGGTCTACCCTCTTACTCGATTCAGCCAGTACGCCCAGGTTCGCGAAGTCCTGTACCAGATATTCAAACTCCGCCCTGGTCCTCTCGTAGTCCGCAGCCACCAGCCAGAACAATCCCGGCCCTTCGATCTCGCCGTTCTCTACCTGGGTCGCAACGTCCAGCCACCGGTACAGCAAGTACTTACTGGCCATCATCGACTTCCCGGCCTGCTCACCGCCGGTCACCAGCACAAACCGCTTATCAGCCTTCAATATCTCGGTCTGAGGCGGCGTCGGCACAAAACCAACAGCGTCAAACAAGAAGTCAGAACGCTCATCGAAGTAGGTATTCTGAGTAGGTGCTACCACTAAATCTCCCGTTCCCTGCAATTCTCAGGCACGTCATGCGACACACATGTCGCACCTACGACACCAGTGTCGCATAACATCTCATCGTTCCTGACATAGATTGGCGTCCCTTTCCCGACCCAACTGGTTATGACCTCTTCACCGAAATGCTCTTCAGCTTTTTCCTTATTCATCCCGTCCGCCATCAACACACCTAACACCTTGTCCACCGAGTAGATCGCAAGCGGTCCATCAAAAAACCTGTAACCCAATCCCACGATGCAGGCGTCAAATTCCCCCCGTGGCTCCATAAACAAAGCCTCCGGGTTCTCATCTTCCAACACCTCGATCAACTCAGCTAACGTCATAACAAACAAAAAAGGGCACCATCACTGGTCCCTCCTCCAGCTTCAGGCGCCCTTCATTCCTCACACTCACACGTTGTCTCATCACATCAATCGTCGGTCAAGAACAATGCCAGCGTGGCCGGCACGATCCCGTTACCCAGCATCTTCAGTCTATTCACCCGGTTCTCTGCACCCGTGGTGACCCGTGGCAGTCCACGCTCTGTATCCCACCAGGTGCCGTCTGTCATGGCGTCAAACCACTCGTCATACGCCCCGTCAGGTACTGGCTCCAGTTTCGTCCAGCCCTCTGGTAGGCTCATCAGGTGCTGCTCAACCCAGTCCGGGTTCAGTGAGCCACCTATGGATTCAGGGTCTACGTCACCGACCGCACCCACCAGCATGGTGCCGTGTGTTCCCCCAGCCTCGGACGGTATCAACCGCCTGACCGGCTTGTAGTCCTGGCTGGTCGCAGGCGTAGGCCACTGTGTCACCTGTAGGTTCAGCATCGGGCCGTGTCTTTTTTCTCGCCCTGGCCCTGCGGTGTTCTTAGCGTC